AGCCCTGAACTGTATGACACCATGGAGACCGGCCAGGGGGCGCGAGAGCAGCCCATGATGCTGGTGATCAGCACGGCAGGGGTTAACCCGGCTGGCCCATGCAAACAGTTCTGGGATGAGTGCGTCAGAATGCTCAGTGGTGCCGAGCCGGACGAAGAGCTGTTCGCCCTGATCTACACCATTGACGATGATGACGACATCTTTGACCCGGCCAGTCTGCGCAAGGCAAACCCCAATTACGGGGTATCGGTGTTTGAGGATTACCTGCTTGCCCAGCTGATGAGAGCCAAGCGCAATGCGCGGCACCTCACCAAGTACCTGATCAAGCACCTCAACAAATGGACGACTGCCAGCTCCACCTTCTTCAACTACGACCATTGGCGCAGTGCTGCCGATGCGAGCTTGAAGATTGAGGACTTTATCGGTTGCCCCTGCTGGTTTGCGCTCGACCTCGCCAGCAAGCTGGACATCTGCTCACTGGCGATCTGCTTCTCTCGCTACGAGTCGGACGGCCTGCTCCATTACTACCTGTTCACCCGCCACTGGCTGCCGGAGGACACCACCAACTACCCGGACAACCGCAACATGGACAAGTACCAGCAGTGGATCTCTACGGTCTGGCCCAACTCTGGCGGAATGGCACTGACCCCAACGGATGGGGCCGAAATTGATTTCGGCGAGATAGGCGAAGAGGTGGCGGCGCTGGCCAGCACCTACTCGCCTCGCGAGATCCCGCACGACCCATGGAACAGCGCCCAGCTGGCCCAACAGCTGGCGAACGCTGGCTGGCTGCCGGTGGCTATCCCGCAAACCACGGCGCACCTGTCGCCACCGATGAAGGAGATGGAGTCGGCGCTTGCGGCTGGCCGTCTGCACCATGACGACAACCCGGTGATGAACTGGATGGTCGGCAACGTCACTGCCCGCGAGGATGCCAACGAAAACGTGTTCCCTCGCAAGGAGGGTAAAGACAACAAGATAGACGGTGCGATGGCTGCCATCATGGCAATCGGCCGCGCCATGCTCAACAAGGGCGCTTACAGCAGCCCCTACCTGGATGATGATTATGACCCAACGGACGCGATACTTGATTGATGCGGCCCTGCTGCTCGGCGTCCTGCTGATGAGCGGCGGCACCTACATGATGTGGGGGCTTGGCCCTGCCATGTTGTTGGCGGGTGGGCTGCTGGTCGGTCTGGTTTTACTGACCGTCTTGATACTGGTAAAGCTCAAGCAACAAGGGGGCCGTGATGTTCAGTCTGCTGTTCGGGGCTGAGGCCCGCAGTGAAACCATCAGCTCATCCGATCCTGGTCTCGCTGAATGGTTTGGCCTGGGGGCCACAACTGAGAGCGGGGTTTCGGTGACGCCTGCCAGCTCCATGAGGCTGGCGGCGGTGTATTCCTGTATTCACCGGCTGGCCAGCAGCATGGCCCAGATGCCGCTCCATGTGCTGAAAAAGAGTGGTGATGACGTGGTGCCTGGCACCGACCATCCCGCCCATTACCTGCTGTCTGCTTCCCCCAATATGTTCCAGAGCAGCTATGACTGGCGGGAGCAGTCGCAGCAAGTGGCGCTGGCCCATGGCAACGCCGTGACGCGGCTGATCCGGGATCGCCGAACGGGCCAGCTGACCGAGCTGGCATTGTTTGACCCCGAGCATATCGGCAAGCCGCAGCGCGGCCAGTCCGGTTGGTACTACCCGGCATACGATGATCAGGAGCATCGCTGGTTTGCCCTGCCCATCTATGACGCGGTGCATATCAAGGGCTTTGGCGCCGACAAGCTGTGGGGCGCCAGCCCTATCCGCTATCACGCCGAGACCATTGGCCTGGGGCTGGCTACCAAGAAATATGGGAGCCAGTTCTTTGGTGGCGGCGGTCGCCCCTCCGGCATCCTGATCGACAAGACGCCGAACATGGCGTCAGACCAAGGCAAGCAACATCGCGCCAACCTGAAAAGCTCATGGCGTGAAGGGGGCATCGGCAAGGGCAGCGGACGCACCGCCTTGCTGACCGGCGATCTGGATTACAAGGCGATCACTATCCCGCCGGAAGAGGCGCAGTTTCTCGAAACTCAGAAGATGAACCGCAGCGAGATCGCGGGGATCTACAACGTACCGAGTCACATGATCAACGACCTGGACAAGGCCACCTTCTCCAACATCAGCGAGCAGGCGATCCACTTTGTCCGCCATAGCGTGATGCCCTGGGTGGTGCGCTGGGAGCAGGAGATCAACCGCAAGGTGTTCACCGAGGCAGAGCTGCGCGCCGGTTACTACGTCAAGTTCAACCTGGCGGGTCTGCTGCGCGGTACCGCCAAGGAGCGGGCCGAGTTCTACCACTACGCCATCACAGATGGCTGGATGAATCGCAACGAGGTCAGGGTGCTGGAGGATATGAACCAGGTTGATGGGCTCAGTGAATTCCTGATCTCGGTCAACGCTGCCAACCAGCAGAACAACAATTCACAAGATGAGGTGACCAATGCCGAATGATAGCGAACGCCGCTTCTTTCGCTGTGAAGTGCGAGCCGACCCAGCTGCTGACGGGCAAGGCCCGAAGATTATCGGGTATGGTGCGGTGTTTAACCGCTTGAGTGAAAACCTCGGCGGCTTTCGTGAAATCATCAAGCCTGGCGCCTTCGATGGGGTGATGCAGGACGATGTACGCGGGCTGTTCAACCATGACCGGAACTTTGTGCTGGGCCGCACCAAGAGCGGCACCTTGCGCCTGTCGATCGATGATGAGGGGTTGCGCTACGAGATTGACGCACCGGAAACCCAGACGGTGAAAGATCTGGTGTTGGCCCCCATGCTGCGCGGCGACATCGATGCCAGCTCATTCCAGTTCAAAGTGGCTCACGATGGCGAACGCTGGTTTTACGATGACGATGGATTGCTGACGCGGGAGATCACCAAGTTTGCCCGCCTCTACGATGTGGGGCCGGTGGCCTTCCCTGCGTATCCTGACGCCTCTGCCGCCTCCCGCTCCATGCAGGAGTTCAAGAATAAAGAGAGCCGCGCCCAGGAAGATGAGGCCCGCGAGCGGCGCGAACGACATTTACAACTGATTGGCGCCTGATGGTGCTGTGAAACCTGACCCGCTTCGGCGGGTTTTTTATTGCCATAACGGAGCATATGTCCATGAAATTGCACGAACTGAAGCAGAAGCGCAGCACCATCGCCGGTCAGATGCGCAAGCTGAACGATGACTACAGCGAGAAGCGCTGGGATGAGGCCGCCACCAAGCAGTGGGGTGACGCGCTCAAGGAGCTGGACGAGCTGGACGCCAAGATCGCCCGCGAAGAGCGCCTGCTCAACATGGACTCTGACAATGTCAACGACGAACCCGAGCGCCGCTCTGGGATTGACCTCGACACCAGTGTTGCAGAAGCGCGCCAGATGAAGGTGCTGGAAAGCATGTTGCGCGGTGGTTACGAGTCGCTCTCAAGCGAGGATCGCTCGCTGTTCAAAGAGATGCGCGCGCAGGCGACCAACGTAGACACCAAGGGGGGCTTTACCGTGCCCACTGAATTCCGCAACCGGGTTGTGGAAGCCATGAAGGCGTTCGGCGGGGTGGCTAATATCTCCACCGTATTCGAAACCGATAGCGGTAACCCAATCACCTGGGCTACCACTGATGGCACCTTGGATGAAGGCGTCATGATTGGCGAGACCGAAGAGGGTGGCGATAAGGATATTGATTTTGGTCAAATCCAGATCGGAGCCAAGAAGATGACCTCCAAGACCATCAAGATCAGTGATGAGCTGCTGCAAGATTCCGGTGTGGATATCGTAGGCATGATTGGTCGCCGAATCGGTTCCCGTCTCGGTCGTGGTGAAGCCAAGCAGCTGCTTAACGGTGATGGCCAGGGCAACAACATCAAGGGTCTGCTCATGCAGGTGAAGGGGGGCTCGAACTCTGCGGTGGTTGGCTCCATTGGTCACAGCGATCTGCTCAGACTCAAGCACTCGGTGGATCCGGCCTATCGTGCTGGCCGCGCCCATTGGTTGTTTAACGACAACACCCTGCTGGGCCTCAAGGAGCTCAAGGACAACACAGGTCGCCCGCTGTGGCTGCCTGACGTGGCCGGTGTTGCCCCGGCGACCATTGACGGCGATCAGTACCAGATTGATCAGGGTATGCCGGATGTAGCCGCTAGCAACAAAGCGGTGCTCTATGGCGACTTCAGCTACTTCCAGATCCGCCGCGTCAAAGGGATGGCCCTGCGCCGTCTGGATGAGAAGTATGCAGAGGCCGGTCTGGTTGGCTTCCTGATGTTCCACCGCTTCGATGCGCTGCTGGAAGATACCGCCGCCGTCAAGGCGCTGACAGTCAAGGCTGCCTAATCAACCACGCCGGGGGCCATGCCCCCGGCTGGATGGAGAGAACCCATGCACGTAATTTTGCTCACCTCGCTGTTTGGTGAAAAGCGGGGCAACGTAGGCGATAAACTGCCGGTTGCCAGCCAGGAAGAGGCGGACGAACTGATATCGAAGGGCATCGCCCGCCCTGACACCGAGGCCGAACTCAAGCGCCAGCTGGCCGAGTATCAGGCCCGCGAGCAACGGCAGCAGGAAGAGGCTGATGCCCTGGTGGCAGCGCAAGCCAAGGCGGCAGAGGATGAAGCCGCCGCACAGGCCAAGGCTGCCGAAGATGAGGCTGCTGCAAAGGCCAAGGCTGCAGAGGCCGACCCGAAACAGGTCAAGCAGGTCAAGGCCAAACCCGAGAAGGCGTAATCAGATGGCACTGCTCAACATCTCGCTGCTGAAATTGCAGCTCAAGCTCGATGCTGGCATGCAGGATGAGGACGAGCTGCTTGAGCTCTACCTGGGGGCCGCCGAGGTGGCGGCCTCCAACTACATGGGCCGAACGCTCTACGCCTCTGATGCGGATATCCCCGATACCGACCACTATGGTATCAGCGTGAAGAATCCCGCCATCACCATGGCGATCCTGATGTCGGCGGCGCAGTTCTACGAGCACCGCGAGCCCATCATCACCGGCACCATCGTGGCCGAGTTGCCGCTGGCCTATTCCCATGCGCTTGGGCCATACCGGATCTTGTTTCCCGAGTTGCCGCCCACGCCGTGATTGCTGGATCACGGCCCTGTTCGGATATACCCTACCGATATTGATACGGGAGGGACAATGGCGCTTATCGAGTGTGGCGAATGTAACGGCAAGGTGTCTGACAAGGCGGCAAGCTGCCCCCATTGCGGGGCGCCGGTCATGCAACTGGCTGATGTGGTGGATACCGGCGACCGGCTGACAACCACGCAACAGACCTCAAAGCAGCTCAAGGAGCAGGTGCTCTGGGCCTATCTGGTGATGGCTATCGGCGTCGCCATGACGGTGTTCACCCCGCTCTGGCTCAACGCCAAGGGCATTGGCTGGACGCTCTCCAGCCTCTCTTATGGCGGCTGTGTCCTGCTTGGCGGTGTGCTCTGGCAGGTAGTCAACCAGATCAGGATTTGGTGGCACCACAGATAACCGGTCATCACAACAAACCCCGCTTCGGCGGGGTTTTTTATTGGAGGTTTTATGGCAGCCGGTGAGCTACGAGATCGGGTCACTCTGCTGACCAGGGCGCCTGGCCGCGATGGAGCAGGGCAAGCCGTTGACCAGTGGCAACCCTCGCCGACCATCTGGGCCGATGTGAGGATGATCGGTGGCCGCGAGCAGCTGCGGGCAGGCAAGGAGATTGCCGCCGGTCAGTACACCATCAAGTTTCGCTATCGACCAGGGGTCACGACTGCCCAGCGCCTCTACCTGGTGCAAGACCAGCTGAGCCTCAATATCAAACTGGTGCAGCCTGACGCCCGCCGTCAGTGGCTCATCCTGAACTGCGAGGTGGACTCATGACAGCAACCTTCGAGGTGGATGGCTTCGCCGAGCTGGCCGACCAGCTGGCCCGCCTTGAACTCGCCGCCCAGAAACGGATCTTGCGGGAGGTGGCCAGAACCTCGGCCATGCCGGTGCTGGCCCGTACTCGCTCCCTCTATGAACAGAAATGGAACCACGACACCGGCCTGCTTGGTGAGTCGATCAAGCTGCGGGTGAGCATTCCGAAAAATCCGGGGTTCGCCGATGTGGTCGCCTCGATAGGGGTGTTCAAGTCCTACAAGGTGCAACAGGCGGCGGGCAAGTATGTTGAGGCCCCCGTCTATGCCTATTGGCTTGAGCATGGCACCCGCGAGCACAGCCTAGCCAGCGGGGCCAGCCTCAAGGGACACAAGGACACGGCAAAGGCCAACAAGCGGGCACACCTGCGCCGCACCCGCCCAGGGCAGGAGGCGATGATCCACCCCGGTATTCCGGCGGGGCCATTCATTCGCCCCGGCCTGGATGAGAACGTTGAAAACTGCCTTGACCTGCAAAAGGAGCAGCTTGGCGCCGCAATCGACAAGGCACTCAGATGATAAAGCGAACCGCGATTTTTCAGCTGATAGAGGCGGCCAGCGGGGTGACCGCTTATCAAGATTTCATCCCGCAAGATGCGCCGCTCCCGGCGGTCTCTTACCTGCTGGTTAGCTCGCCAGATGGCGAGCGCACCATTGAGGGTGGCGTCACCCTGCAGCGCCACTTCTGGCAGATAGAGATCCTGGCTAATACCCGCCTTGAGGGGGATGCCATCGGTGAGAAGTTGCGTCAGCTCGATGGCGTGACTACCGATGATTTCCAGCGGATAGCCGTGTCAGAGCCCCGCGATTCACCGGCCACCCCTGACACGACTGCCCGCCAGTCCATCGTTGAAATTGAAACCACCAACAGAAGGAACAGAGCATGACCGCGAGTCGTTACGACTACACCCCGCAAGATGCGATTCTTGCAGCAGGCACCCAGACCCAGTTCAAGCTCAAGGGCGGCGCCGCATTCACCCCGTTGCCTGGCACCTTGGCGATTGGGCCGGTAGGTGAAAAGGCGCCCCTTGCCGACCAGACTACCCTGGAAGATACCGCCAAGCGCTCCATGGCTGGCCTCTTTGATGGCCCTGAGAAAGAGCTGAAATTCCAGTCCTATCCCGCTGATGAAGGGCAGCTGGCATTTATCTCGGCGGCTCGGGCGACTCAGATCGTGATCGTCCAGCATATCTGGCCGGATAACGTCACCGCCGAATATGAGGTGGTGTTGCTGGGTTATCTGCGCAACGAGACCCAGGGTGATAAACCCATCGACTTCGTGGTGCCGTGCAAACAGAACGGCAAGACCATCTGGGGCAAAGTAGGGGCGGCAGGATAATGGCAAAGGCAAAATCAAAATCAAATGCGGTAACGGCGCTGCAATTGCTCAACAAGATGGCGTTCAAGCATGAGCGTATTGCCGTTCCTGAGCTTGGCGATGATGCCGAGATCATTGTGCGGGAAATGCCGGTCAGCAAGCTGCTGGAGTACCAGCTGAACAACTTTGACCAGACTACAGGTCAACCTCTGTCTGACAATATGTTTGAGTGGTCTGTCTCGCTACTGGTCGCCTGCATGGTGGATGAAGAGGGTAACCCGATCGCCACCCAGGACGATGTCCCTTTGTTACTTGACACTCTGCCAAAATCAGTCATTGACCGCCTGATGCCTGCTGTGATGCGCCTCAATAAGATGGGGCAGGATGCACTTGTCGAGGAAAAAAACGATAAGGGCCAGCCAGACCAAGCAGCTGGTGATCAGGTTAGCGATCGATCTGAGTAAGACGATCACCGAAATCGAGGCACTGCCCGTTTCGGAACTGACCACCTGGCTGGCCCATTACTCGCTCGAACACGAGCGCCTGCACCCCCCTCCCCCTGACCCAGAATCTATTTCACCAGAAGAGTCACGGCTTTCGCTGAGAGCTGTGCTGCTTTAACTACCGAGAGGATTCCCATGGCCGTATTGCGCAGCCTTGTTACCACGCTTGGCTTGAATGCGGCCCAGTTCAGGGAAGAGCTGGCCCGCTCCCGTCAAGAATTCACCTCGTTCGGCGGTCATATTGTGGCCGGTGGCAAGGTGGTGGCTGGCGGGATCAAAACCGTTATCACGGAAGTGTTTTCCCTGCGCAGCGCCCTGATCGCCCTGGGCTCTGGCGCCGCGCTGGCGGGTATCAAGGCGGCCTATGACAACCTTGATCAAACTGCCAACCTTGGCCGCAACGTAGGCATCGCCGCGCAGCAGTGGCATGCCTACGCCCAGGCCGCAGAGTGGGCGGGCACCAACGGCGAGCGCCTGGCTGATGTCGTCAAGGACTTGAACGTCCGCATCTCTGACGCGGCCAAAACCGGCGGTGGCCCGCTGGCTGACTTCTTCAAGCAGATTGGGCAGTCGGCGCAAGAGTGGGCGGCGATGGCGCCGGATCAGCAGTTCCGCCGCTTCTCGGAAGAGCTGCAAAAGATGAGCGCCGCCGATGCGCGCTTCTGGCTTGATGAGCTGAATGATGCCGCCGCCGAGCTGTTCGATACCCTCTACACCAACAAGGGGGAGCTGTTCCGCTTTGCCGATGAAATCAACGGTATGGGAATGGCGCTCTCCGGCGGCCAGTTCGCCGCCGTGCGGGAGGCGCGTCAGGAGATCCAGCGGCTGATGTCCGTCATGGGTGCGCTGTGGGAGCAGGTGAAGGCGAGCATGGCCCCGGCCATCGCCGAGGGATCCCGCCTGATGCGCCAGTGGATTGTCGATGCGGCCGAAACCAAGGGCGGCTTTGCCGAGCTGGGCAAGGGCATTGCGCTCTATGTCATTGACGGGGTGCGCTCTGCCTCGCTGGCCCTTGAGCAGTTCATCCGCAACATCGACACCACCCTCGAAAAAGCCTCGCTGGTGTTCAATATCGGCACCGACTCGGAAACCCGCAACGGTTACCTGAAAGCGGCGGCGGCTTACTCTGCCGCCCGCATGGACTACAACGAGGCACTGAACGAATACCAGGACGCAGGAGAGCCAGACGCCATGCTGGGGCGGCTGGATGAGCTTGGCACCGCGATGCAGCTCGCCAAGGGCGACATGGAAGCCTTCTTGTCGCAATCCAGTTCTGAGGGGTGGGCAACCTACTTCCAGAACCTGGACACCTTGAAGCAGTCCATTCAGAACGCGGTGACCAGCGGCGGTGATGGCCCGACCCCGCTGCCGCCCCCTGGTAGTGCGCCACGCGGGGTGGTGGAGATCCCGGACGACCCCAAGACCAAAACCAAGAAGAAAGCCACCAACTGGGGGCCGGTCGATTCGTTCCGGCAGGAGAACAACGCCATCGCCATGGAGCTGGATAAACGGCTCCAGCTGCTGGACAACAGCAACAAGGCGATGGCAGGGGCTGACCAGCAATACTATGACGCCCGCAACGTGGCCCGCATCGAGCAGTATGGCGCCTCGGTCATTGAAGAGCAGAGCCGCTGGCAGCAGTCGCAGCAGCGCCTGCAGCAGCAGTATGCCCAGGCGTATGACGCGGCAGCCGGTCATAACGACCTGCAATTCCAGCTCCAGATGGAGTACCACGCCAGCCGCGAAATGCTGGAGCAGGATCACCAGTCCCGTCTCCTGCAGATCGAAAACGACCGGGTTAACAAGCAGCGGGAGTATCAGGCCAGCGTCAGCGCCGAGCTGCTGAGCTTCACCCAGCAGTCGATGAGCATTACCACCTCGGCGCTGCAACAGGCGGGCCTTGAGCACTCCGGTGTTTACAAGGCGCTGTTTGCCATGCAGAAGGCCGCCGCCATTCCTTCGATCATCGTATCGACCGAAGAGGCAGCGGCCAAGGCGCTGGCCGCCTTTCCGCCGCCCTACAGCATGCCGCTGGCGGCCAGTATCAAGACGATGGGTTACGCCTCTGCCGGTATCGTGGCAGGGCAGGCTATCGCCGGTCTGTTCGACAAGGGCGGCTATATCCCGGCAAACCAGTTCGGGATCGTCTCCGAGCTGGGTGACGAGTTCGTCAACGGCACCCTGGTTCGTGGCCCTGCCAATGTGACCAGCCGCCGCGAGTCCGCCGCCATTCTTGACCGTGCCGCCGGTCGCGGCCAGTCGGGTGATGGGGTGACGATTATCCAGCACATCAGCGTCACCGGTTCCGGTGATGAGGCGCTGGCCAATGCGATGCGCTCGGCAGCAGAGCAAGGCGCCGAGGCTGGTGCCAAGCGGGCATATCAGATGGTGGTCGAGGATGTCTCGAACTACGGCCAAATTCGCAGAGTATTAGGGTGATATCGCTATGTCAGAGGTAATTGATTGGCCGGTAGACCTGATCCCGAGCGACATGGGGTTGGGTCTTGAGAGCATGACCAGGACGTTTGAATCCCCATGGACGGGGTCGGTGCAAACCGCCGACTCGCCGGGGTCGAAGGTGGTGATGCAGGTGACGTTCAGAAACCTGCCAGCCGACAAGGCCCGCCGTCTTGAGGCGCTGATCTTCTCGCTTGATGGTCAGCGCGGGCGGGTCAGGATGTGGGATTTCGCCGCCCGTCTGGTCGGCTCTCCCCAGCCGGTGCATGGCGCCCCGATCGTGACCGAGGCGCTGGCCATGCGAACCAGTTTGACCAGTCGCGGCTGGACGCCAAACACCCTGGTGCTGCGCCTTGGCGACTGGGTGCAGGTGGGGGATGAGTTAAAGCGGGTGATCGCAGATGTCACCTCTGATTTGAGCGGGGCCGCCCTGATCAGGGTGGCCCCCATGCTGCGGGCCAATCATCCATCCGGTACCCCGCTGGTTGTTGACCGGCCCTGTGGCGTGTTTCGCATCAAGGATGACAAGGCCGCCACCTTTAACCGGGTGCCCGGTGTATTCACCGATGTATCCCTCTCGTTCACGGAGGCATTCTATCCATGATTGTCGGCCTTGATCCCGAGGTGATGGCTGCCCTTAACCAGCCCCACGTGCAGGCGCTCTACGCGCTCAAGCTGGATCTGGTGAGCGGCATCAGCCGCATTCACTCTGGTCTCGGTGAGCTGGTGATCGGCGGCGAGACCTATTACGGCGTGGGCTCGATGGGGGCGGTCAGCCCCCAGAAAGAGCAGCTGTCCACTTCACCAACCAAGTTAAACGTCAGCCTCTCCGGGCTCGATGACAGCATGCTGGCAGAGGTGATGCGCGAGCGCATCGTTGACCGGATGGCCTGGCTCTATCTGGTGGTGATCGGCCCCGCCGAGGTGCCGCTCAAAGCCTGCCTGCAGTTCAAGGGGCGCATCGCCCAGACCCCCGTCAAGGCGGGCAAGACCAACACCATTCAGCTCACCATCAGCAACGTCTTTGAGGATTGGCAGAAGGGGCTGAACATGCGCAACACCGACGAGAGTCACCGCCGGTTGTACCCCAATGATCGCTTCTTTCGCTATCAGAACGAGATGGCCGACCGCTCCATCTACTGGGGTAGCAAGAAAGACGCCCCAGGGTTTATTTACAAGGACTAATCCATGCGCCATCCAGACTGGCAAATCCGCATCATCCAGACCATTCAGGCCGCCAGCGAGCGGCCTTTTTGTTGGGGTGAAAATGATTGCTGCCTGTTCGTGGCGGATGTCTGTCTGGCGGCTTGTAACAAAGATCCGGCGGCCGAGTATCGCGGCCGCTACCGCACCGAGATCGGCGCCAAGCGGGTGCTCGCCAAAACTCACGGCGATATCCCCGCCGCCCTCGATGCGCTGTTTGCGCGGATCCCGGTGGCGATGGCCCAGCGCGGTGATGCCCTGGTGTTTGACGGCCCGCAGGGCCAGACCGCCGCCGTGATGTGGGCCGGTCAGGTGTGGGCCATGACCGAGCAGGGCGCTCGCCCGATTCCTGACGCTGTTCCCCTGTTTGCCTGGAGAGTCGAGTAATGCCTGCTGCGTTTATTCCTGTCATCGCTGGTGCCGCCGCTGGCTTGGGCTCGGCCCTGGTTGTCTCAACGGCGACTGCGATCGCCATCGGTTCGGCAGTGATGAGCGCCACCATGATGCTCACCATGAAAAAACCGAGCCTCGGCGACTACCGCAGCGCCAGCGAGCGCAGTCAGGTTATGAGGGCGGCAGCCAGTGACAAGGTCTGTATCTATGGTCGGGTGATCTCTTCCGGCTTGCTGAGCATAGCGGCAGAGGAGGCGGGCGAGCAGGACGAGGGCGAATTGCTGCACCTTGCCCTGGTGCTGGCGGGCACCAAATTAAGCCGCATCGGTGATATCTGGCTCGGCGATGATCTGGTCGGCACCTATGGCGATCTAGTCAGCTGGGAGCTGCATGCCGACCGCCAGACCTGTGACCCCTATATGCTGGAGAAGTGTGCCGACTGGAAGGAGGACATGATCGGCAAGGGCATCACCTGGTTGCGCCTCTCGCTCAAGTTTAACGCCGAGAAGTTCCCCGCCGGTCTGCCCAATATCAAGGTCGAGAAGTTTGGCAAGGAGGTCTGGGATCCCCGCGATGGCCAGTGGAAGTGGAGCGACAACAGCGCCCTGGTGATCCTCGATTACTATCGCAGCTGGCTCAAGGTGCCCGATGACGAAATCCGCATGGACGAGTTTATCGTTGCCGCCAATATCTGTGACGAGATAGTCACGGTCGCCGATGGCAAGGTGGAGCCGCGCTATACCACCAATGTGGAATTCGACCTGACCGAGCCCCGTGCCAAGGTGCTGGAAGCCCTGCACATGGCATGCTGCGGCCAACCGACCTATATCGGCGGCAAGTTCGGCATCCTTGCCGGGGCCTACTATGGCCCCGCCAGTGACGAGCTGCGCCCCCATCAGTTGGTCGGCGATCTGGAGTTGCTGCCGGAGCCATCGAGCAGCGACAAAATCAACCAGGTGGCGGGCACCTTCGTTGACCCGATCACCTTTAAAAAGACCGACTTCCCGGCGGTCATCGTGCCGGAGTGGGTGGAGGAGGATGGCGGCGTCCCGCTGCTGGAAGATCTGGATTTGCGCTGTGTCACCAGCGAGTACCAGGCCCAGCGCATCGCCAACATCATCCTGCGCCAGCGCCGCGCTGCCCGCACCATCACATGCTCGGTCAATCTCTCTGGCTGGCGCTATCGCCCCGGCCAGACCATCCGGTTTTATCTGCCTGCCCTTGGCATCAATGGCCCCGAGTTTCGTGTAAGCGATTGGGCATTCAGCCTGAACGGCGGGGTGGATCTCACCCTGCGCGAGGATTCGCCGCTGTTTTGGGCTGATGCCATCGGCAAGCCGATGGAGCGCCCGGAGATCACCGAACTGCCTACCGGCGGTGTGGCGATGCCGGATCAGCTGCGCTATGACGTTGAGACGGTCGGCGAGGTGGTGCAGGGGGTGCTCACCTGGCGCAACAGTGGCACCGTCAATTACAACCAGGTGATCGTGCAGCGCATCGAGCCAGGCAAGGCGCCGGTCACTGTGCTGACCGCCCAGGTGCCGGGGCAGTCATGCCGGGTCAATGGTCTGGCCGCTGGCAACTATACCGCCATGGTCAGGGCGCTGGCGCTGACCGGCGCCGCCTCACCGATTGCTGCGGTTAACTTCGTCATCGCCGCGCCTGCCACCCCGATCGGGGTGGAGGTGGAGGCTGGCAACTGGACGCTGGCGTTTCGCCCCAAGTTTGCGGGCGGCGATGGCTATGGGGTGCTCTGTGAGTGGTGGGTCTCGACCATCAATCTGCCGATCGGCGAGGTGATGGAGAAGGCCCGCGCCGCTGGCATGGGCACCTATATGCAGTTTGGCCAGCTCAAGCCTGACACCACCTATTATGTCTGGCTGCGGGCGGTCAACGCCTACGGCAAGTCGGCCCTGCTGGCAGCCAGTGGCAAGACCACTTATGACGCCTCATCCATTCTCGACATCATTGACGGGGAGATCGGCGCCGAGCACCTTCGCGAAGAGCTGCGCAAACCCATCGAGCTGATCCCCGGCATCAGCGAGGGGCTGACTGATCTCGACAAGGTGGTGCAAGAGATCAAGCCGATCGCCGATCGGGTGCCGGAGCTGGATGGCAAGCTGGTCGGGCTGGGTGATGCGCTGGCTGCGCTCGATGACCGCTCGCAAAAAACCGAAGATCTGCTGCGCGATGAGCAGGACAATCTCGGCGAGATGGGCATCAACAACGCCCTGCAGCAAGACAAGATCCACAGCAAGATTGACCGGGTGCAGGCCGAAATGGGCGACCTGCGTGATGCCCTTTTTACCGTTGACCCCGAAACAGGGCACATCGAGATGGATGCCGTGCGCGCCCTGCGCGATGAGACTCACGCCAGCTTTACCCAGGTAAATATGGGGCTGGATGCGGTCAAGGGAACCGTTGCTCTCAAGGCTGACCATGCTGTAGTTGATGCCCAGGGTGAGCGGCTGACCGAGGCCGAGCAGGTGATCGATGGCATCAACGCCAGGCTGGCGCAGACCGTCACCAAGTCGGAGTTCACGGACGAGCAGGAGCGACTGACCGAGGTCAGCAACTCGCTGGATGCCACCAAGGGCGAGCTGGCCCAGAAGGCCGCCCAGTCTACCGTGACCGCCCAGGGTGAGCGGCTGGCCGCTGCCGAGCAGAAGATCACCGCCAACAGCGATGCCACCTCTGCCCTGGCGCAGCGCGTGGAGGGGCTCAAGGCGGAGGTCGAGCAGGGTGACGAGTTGCTGCAAGCGATCATCACCGAAGTGGCGCGGGTCAGTGCCGAGGCAAACCAGGTGACCGCCGAGCGGGTCAGCGGGCTGGCAACCCGCACCGAGACCGCCGAGGGCAAGATCCAGGCCCTGGAGCAGATTATCGAGGATGACGGCGGCATCACCGCCGGTCGCTTTGACGAGATCACTGCAGCCCTTGACCTGACCGCTGCTGCCGCTGAACAGGCAGGGCTGGCCGGTATCAATAATGCGCTGGCCGGTGAGGGTGGCGAGCAACGCGCCCGTCAGGCAGAGGCATCGATCCGCCGCGATCAAAAGGTGCAGCTCGACATGCACCAGGCGCTCGCCAGCGAAGTGACCGAACTCAAGGCCAGCTTTGAGGGGGAGCAGGCCAGCACCAAGGCGCAGTTTACCGAGGTGCGCGAAGTGGTGGCTGGGGTAGAGCAATCGACCGCCCAGCAGTTGAGCCAGATCAAAACCGAGTTTGAAGAGGGGGATCGCAAGACCAACGCCGCCCTGCAGGAGACCAGCAAGGCGCTCAGCGATGCCGACAAGGCGCTCGCCGAGCGTGACGAGCTGCTGCAAGCGGCCATTACCGAGGGGGATGAAACCCTTAGTGCCGCGATTCAGGAGACCAACCGCGCTCAGGTCGAGGGCGATCAGGCGCTGGCCGAGCAGATCGGCCAGATCAAGACCGAGACCGGCGAGCAAGGGGCGGCCATCACTACCCTGGCCAAAGTGGTCAGCGACAACCAGCAGGCGAGCGCCGAAGCGCTTGAGCAGCTGGAGGTCAAGACTGACCAGACCAACGCCACGGTGGGCAGCCTCTCCGAAGTGGTGGCCGAGCAGGGCAAGGCGCTGGCAGCCAAGCAGGACGAACTGTCATCAGAAGTTGACCTGACAGCGCTGGCCAATATCGGCAATGCCCTGGCTGATGAGGCTGGCGAGCAACGCGCCCGCACTGCCCGCGCCGCCATCGTTCACCGGCAGGAGACGATGGCAGACGAGCAGCAGGCGATGGCCAAGGAGCTGACCCAGCTCACCGCCGAGTTTGCAGGGGAGCAGGCCAGCACCAAGGCGCAGTTTACCGAGGTGCGCGAAGTGGTAGCGGGGGTCGAGCAATCGACCGCCCAGCAGTTGAGCCAGATCAAAACCGAGTTTGAAGAGGGGGATCGCAAGACCAACGCGGCCCTGCAGGAGACTAGCAAGGCGCTCAGCGATGCCGACAAGGCGCTCGCCGAGCGTGACGAGCTGCTGCAGGCGGCCATCACCGAGGGTGACAACGCCCTGGGGGCGGCCATTCAGGAGACCAACCGCGCCCAAGCGGAAGGCGATCAGGCGCTGGCTGAACAGCTATCGACCCTGAAAGCCGAGGTAACGAAGGGTGACAGCGCCCTGAGTGCCGCGATCTCTGAAAGCAACCAAGCGCGGGTTGACGGCGACAAGGCCAACGCCGAGAAGATTGACCAGGTGCAGGCCGTGGTTGATGACACGTCGGCAGCGGTGCAGACCGTGGCCTCCGCCGTGGCGGATCTGGAGGGGGATGTCGAGGCTGGCTGGTACACCAAGGCGCAGATCAACGGCGAGGGCGGCGGCTTCGGCCTGTCGGTCAAGCTCAACCCTGACGGCTCGGTGCTGACCAGTTTCCTGCTTGATGCCGATGTGTTTGCCGTGATGTCGCGGGCAACGGGGGTATCGTCAAAGGTTCACCCGCTGGTCGTCAAAAACGGCAGCGTCTACATGAACCACGCGCTGATGGACACGGCCGAGATCGGCAACGTGATCGCCAAGTACATCAACGTGCAGCACCTGAAAGGCACCCTGATCGAGGGCGGCTCTTTCCGGGGTGGTGACCTCTGGTTGGGCGAGAATGCCAACGGCCAGTTCGGTGCCTACGGCAAGCGCTGGAATGCGGGCATTGATTCCAATGGCCGCTTCTATGGCAGCGATGTCTATTTCTCAAGCGGGACATTCCAGGGCAACGTGCTGGCCAACTCCGGCACCTTCCAGAATGTCACCATCAGGGAGAACTGTCAGATCCTGGCTCAGCTGTCAGCGTCTCGAATCGTGGGTGATATCACTAAGGTTCGAGTGTTCGACCTGCCCGCAAAGAGCGGTGTCATTATCCAGCCTGGTACGGCTGTAACTATGGTTCAGTGTTATTTCGATGCGTCCCCCTACGATCAGGAACTGACGATGGAGGAGTTAGCGGTCAGGATAACCCCGTATGACGAGGGGGCGACCACTGCGCGAATTTACGCGCAAGCGGCGGGTGCTGCTGCGGTTCTTATTGCAGCAGCCACGACCAACTCAAGCCAATTGCCGATATTCGAAAAGATCCCGGCTTGCACCATCTCCATTCCTGCAGGGTCATCGTCGCTGGTCATCTATTACGTGGCCGAGCGCCGTTCAAACTGGTATTTCTACGCGCAGAGAAAGACGTTTTTCATCAACAAAAAGGGCGGCGGATTTTCCGTCGGCTAACACAACCACACCCGGCCCTGCGCCGGGTTTCTTTTTTTCAGTCTCAGGAGCCCAGCAATGGCAGGACTTTGGCAGCGCACCGGCAACGTGACGGTGACGAATGGCAGCCGTACCGTCACCGGTTTTGGCACCAAGTGGAAAACGGGCACCCTTCCCATCCAGAAGGGTCATGCCTTCTATGGCCCCGATGGGGCGGCGAACGAAGTGGATACCGTGGTCAGCGATACCGAGATCCTGCTAGTCGAGGCATATCGCGGCGGGACGCTGGCCAATCAGCCCTACAAGATCGACATCACCCGCACATCGACCATCAGCCAGTTCTCTGCCGAGCTGTCGGCCCTGGTGGGCAAGTACCGCACCTGGTTTGATTCCATGATGACCTGGCTGACCGGCTCGGGTGATGTGGGCATTCTTAACCCGGACACCGGCGCCACCGTCACCATCCCCAGCTGGAAGAAGGTTGCCAGCGAAGGCGAGGGCCAGGCGGCCCGCGCCAAGGTCGAGGCTGACCGCTCCAAGACCGAAGCCGATCGCTCTGGCACAGAGGCCGACCGGGCGGCGGGGATTGTGGCCCTAGCGGCCCTGCCCATGCCTGATGTGTGGGCGCCTCTGACCGACTCGCTGCGACTGTTTGTTGGCAATGGCCGAGAGGTCAAAGTGGGGGATGATGTGATCGCTCGGATGCTGACATTCACCCGCAGCACCACCAAGACCTATACCAACCGTGACGGGGTTCTCACCACCGCCGCAGTGAATGAACCCACGTTTGACCAGTGGGGGTGTTCGCTGGATGGTGCAGTGACTAACTACATCCAGGTATCTGAAGGACTTAACCAGTTAGCACCGGAGGCGGGCGCAGCCGTTGTGACCGAGAGTGGCTATAAGCTGGTTCAGTATGCGGGGACGGGGGCTATTGCCAAAGACTGTATAGCGCCAGCTAATACGGTATTAACCTTCTCATTCTTTGTAAAACTCGGTGCGACAGACGTTGTATTAGATTTCCAGACACGGGACGGTAGTCTTGGGGTTAGATCTGCGCGATTTAGAGTTAAGCCTACAGGGGAGCTAGTTGTTACAAACGCACAGAGTCTGCTCTCATCGTGGTCGGTAGTTAAAATTAGCCCCACTCTCGTTCGCGTTATCGGGACAACAATCTCATCTGATAGCACTACCTACCGGACTTTCAGGGGGGAGCCGGTTGCCAATGAGACGTTTGGCTCATTCCAGCTGGAAAACAACTTCTCAGCCAGCGCCTACATCCCAACGAGTGGCGCGGCAGCCACACGCTCCGCTGACCTTCTTACGCTGCAAAACCCGCTCAACATCCCAGTCGGAGCGGGAGATATGACCGTTGCTGTTGAGGTTAGGCGAAACCCATTGGCGCCATCAACAACCTTCCCGCGCATCTTTCATATTGGTACCTACACCTGGCTGGTCGGTGACAGTGTGCGGTTTGCGATGAGGGGTGGCACGGCAGATCAGGGGCAGGCACTGAAGAATGCGCCCGGCACGATGGAGACGGTGGTTTATCGCATCAAGGGCGATCAGATCACCGTGCGGTGCGGCGGCGCTGTTGCAACCGTGAATCGTTCAGGCGCTATCACCGGCAACAACATGGTTACCAATATCGGCTCTGACGCGACAGGGATTCAGAACCTGTTCGGCCATGTTCGCAATCTGCGCGTATGGCGCCGAGCCTTGACTGACGATCAAATGAAGGCTATCGCATGACCGACTTTATCGACCTCAACTTAAAGGCGGCCACTCAGGCCGCTATGACCAAGGCCCTGCTGGTCGCGGGCTTTATCAAGGACAGCGAGACAGGCACCCTCTATCACCCCACCGCCAGCCTGCAGCTATTACCGCCTGGCATGGTTACCCGCCCAAGCGGCGAGGTGACCGTTGTCGATGGGGTGGAGATTGCATTGCGCGAGCCCGTCCCCGGCTATCACGCCAACGTCAGAACCCAAGACCCTGAGCTGGCCGCCGCGCTGGCGCCGGTGACTGTCATCGTCGATACACCCCAGTATGTCTGGGCATCTAAACTGGAGGCTTCATGATCGTTCGTCTCGAACCTATCACGGCGATCGTTGTCGCCGTGCTGCTGGGCTGGGCCTGGAATACCGCCACGGCCCCCGGGCCGGTGTGCCAAGTGCAGGAGGTTCACCAGGGAAAAACCATCCTGGTGCCGCGCCCCTGTGCCGATGTGTTGCCAAAGTAGTGTCAAACCCGCCCCGGCCATGTGCCGGGGCTTTTCTTTTTTCGGCTTGCCCAGCAGGGCGGTCGGTGCCAAAATTGCCTGTATAAAAATACAGTGCCAGCCGGGAGGGTTGCAGATGAGTGGAGATAATGTGATGGGTGATCACGATGATCAGGTGATCGCTTCATCTGGATCATATACGATAGGCCGACTCGCTCAGCGTTTGGCCAGCTTGCTGCCGTTACTCGGCCCGGATGTGTGTGATGCGGTGATCACCAAAGAGATCACCATCGCCGCCCAGGAGGCGGCCATATTGGCAGCAGCAGAAAGCTGATCTTATAGTGAGATATGACCTTTTGAACTTATCACATTTTGTGCTAGAGTTGTGGTCATAGGGTCTCGGAGCGTCCGAGGCGGAAGATTAAATCTGGCAGGATTCCTAAATGACGAAAGCCCGCCTTGGCGGGCGGGCTTTCTGATTCGGTTGCACCACAAAAGGGGTGAACACGACTTATCGCACAGTCAGTTTACTCATGGTGCCGCCAATTGGCAACCTTGCCGCCACTTTTTTAGGCGGAAAACATGACATTCTCACCGGCCCATGATGGGCTGAATGTGGGTTCAGGCAACAGATGTGGCCACAACCCAAACAAACCGAAATTCCTCGTGCGCCCTCACGCACACAAAGCGCCTAAGTTCATTGCCAGGGCCAGAGAGCTGGTCGAGCTTTACTATTCCCGCCTGAAAGAGCTCACGGCGCTGGATGCGCTCAACCCGCACCGCAAAAAACGCTCTGAGCGCAGAGAAGCCACAATCCAGGTGCTAAAGGCGCTGATAAAGTACCTGGACCTGGTGACCCTTACCGTTGGGATCCCCACCAAGGATGGGCAAGTTGGCCTGACGTTGCTCAGGTTGCACAAGGAGACATCGATCAGCTGGTCTCGATTCAAGCGGGCTATCGCCGATCTGCGCGAGGCTGGTTTCCTTACTATCAGTCAGCCAAGAATGACGAACTCAGCGGGTCAGGTGCGTGGCCTGGTGGGTATCAAAGCGATCTCCCCTCGCCTGTTCGAGGCGCTCAAGATCGATTTCTGGTTGCGCCGAGAGCGCGACAGGGCATCGAAACGCCAACGCGCCAAAGCCAACGAGGCCGGCGTGACTCAGCGCAGTTTCTACCAGCGCTCTAAACCTCTGCGCCCCGCAATGGCTGCAGGCCACAATTTGCAGACAGCCCAAGGTGTTGGCCAGCCTCCCAGCTGGGCGCAGTTTAAGGCAAGCACAGCGGCCCGCCAGCCGCTCTCTTAACCATCCACGCCACAACCCCCACCCCATAACCCAGCCTTTGCGCTGGGCGCTTCCGCTTGCCCTTCATTAGCCACCTCAGCATTGATCACCTTGGCCAGCATCAAAGCCACAAAGCGCCAGCCTCGAATGTAACCTATCACGTTGAGTTATCCACAGATTCAGCCCGCCAGGCACCCTTCCTCCCCTTATAGATAAACCGTATGTGTACCCAAGCCCTGTGGGTATCCAAAATTAAGTGTTCCTCATTATTTCAGGGGTATAAATACATATATTCAGATCATCCTGGCTCGCAAGCTCCCCAGGGAGAATGCCTGGCTATGCAGGCCAGCAAGCTGGCCGCCGCCAGAGCAAGGTCAACTGCAAGAATGCCTGACCTTGCAGGGCGCAAGCGCCCGCCGGTCAGCAGGTAACCCCCATTCGTGGGGGCAAGCCCCCACACCCCAGCCCCAAAACCACAGCTCGAACCTGTCATGCCCCATAAAGGGGCCGATCACCTTCATGGGGGCGTCAGGCTGTTGTGGCCTTAAAGATAAAAGACGCTCAGCAGGGAGGGGGGTCGCTGTCGCTGTGATACCGCAGTCATTCCTCAACACCGGCGACGCAGTGAGCATTAAAAAGAAAAGCCATGCCGCGGCATGGGCAAGGTGTGAGATTGCGTAAAACGAGGCTCAGGCGCGTTAAAGAGGGGAAAGGCCAGATAATGAAACCGGCCATCGAAATACAACAGAGATGCAACATTTTTAAGGTAGGAGTTCACAGGGTGGCACCTCCCCTTTGTTGTCAGTTTTGGGCCGTTCGTGGCCAGGCGCAGGCCAACGCCGCCCGCGAACCTGCATTAAACATAATGTACGTTATGCGCACATGATTTTTTGCAATTATGGCGGGTCGCCCTGGTCGTCACTGCCGGATGCTCTTAGCTGGATGGGGGCGCCCAGGGCGTCAGCCATGACCATCAGCTGGTCGATCACGGTGTCGGCCAGGCGAGGTGGGAGGCGCAGGAAGATACGCAGCGATCTGTCCAGGTGGCGCTGGCGTCCGATAGGCAGCAGCAGGTCGCCGATCTCTATGCCTAGGTAGGTGCAGATGCGGCGGGCCGCAGGAAGGGGCATGAACCCGCTGTGGCGCACGTTGAGCCACCGCCTGATGGATGTGGTGGGGATGCCCGTCTCGAATGACAGGTCATCGACTGAGACGCCGTGACGCTGCATCAGCTGCGCCAGGTGCTTTTTGGTAGCGATTACATATTCCCGATCATCATCGGTCAGATAGGCATAGGCGGGTTTCATGTCACACTCCTTGTGAGCTCCCGCGCTCGCCGTGATCTGTCGTTCGTCTGCCGTTATGTCAGATCTGACAACCACATTTGATAGTAATGATAGAGCCAGCAACCAGATCTGGCAGGCGCTCGCCATCTGGTCGGAGTAGTATAGGAATGGTTCAATTAATCACTGATTCATCAATTGCGGTATAAGATAAAAATGAAATCAAAACTACGGGATATCATGAAACAAATGCTTGAGCTGGCTGGCCCTGACAACTGTTCTGCCGAGCTGGTTGAGTTGATGAAAGAGGGGCTGGCGATCACCCAAAATGAAACAGCCCCCTGGGTGGGGGCTGCTCTCTTAAATCAGGCCGGACTTCCTCGCCCTGGTAATCACCCAGGGTGACATCATTTCAAGCAATGCTCTGCGCTGGGTCAGCGGCATAGCCAAAAAGTCTATAATGCGGTGGCCCGCTCTGGTATTATTGTTCTGTTGCATAGTGTCCCTCCAAGGTGCTTGCAACTACAGGCCGACTCTCTCACAGTCGGCCTGTGTCGTTTTATTTTTTCCATTTGTCTCGTTCTAGCTTCTCCCTTAGCGCCTCGATGATGTATTGGCTATATAGAAGCGATGTTATTCCCTCAGCCCTAAGCGCCTTGTAGCGTTCTTCAAACGCGACTGGCAGGTTTGTCAGCAGCTTGCTCTTGGTTGCTGCCGCCGGTGCAGCTGGTTCTGCCTCTTTCTCGATGAGTCGTGCCGAGCTGCCTGCCCCGCTCAACATGCTCATATCAACACTCTTCTTTGCCATTTCTCACCTCTAAAACCACAAAGCATATAACTATCATATGCTTTTTATATGTTAAGTATATATTTATTTCTGTTCCAGGATGGACAGGACTTCTTTGCCGAATGCCCGAACCTCTTTGCCTGCCTCGCTGCTGGCGGTGGCCACGCGCTCGGTGACGCCAAGGCCCACATCCATCATCACCCCGAAGTCGGCCCGCCGGCTGAGCTTGCTTGTCATCATGGTCAGGTTATTCAGGCCGGATACCGCGTCAGTCAGGCGGCTGACATCGCGGCGGCTCGGGTGGGTTCTGGTCATCAGTACGTGGCCGATCAACGGGGTGGGCAGTTTGAAATCCTGCTCGATGCTGGCCAGGGTTTCGTTGAAGGCGACCAGGCCGCGCAGTTCGGTGATGTCATCGTTTGCCGGGCAGATGATGATGTCTGAATAGGCGATGGCAAAGCGGGTCAGGTTACTGTCATAACCGCCGCAGTCGATCAGCAGGTCGAGATCCGATTCGATGAGTGCCGCCAGTTGCGGGCCGGTGACATCGCCGTGAACATCCCACTTCATATCGTCAGGGCGCAGCCGGTTGAGTGTCGCCAGGCAGAGGTGGCGATCGAGGTCTACCAGCGTCTTGATGCCCAGCTCTCCGGCCAGCTGCAGGGCCGTTGTGGTCTTGCCGGTTCCGCCCTTGCTGTGCGCTACCGTGATGATCTTTCCCATGTTTCCTCCAAGGTGATTTGTATAAGTTACATATCAATATTATATGTTTATTATATAAAAGCAAACGAACAGGCAAAAAAAGACCCCGCTCAATGGCGGGGCTGTCTCTTCGGTCACGCTGCTTGCGTTCTTTTATGTCACGCCAGTCACGCCCAGATATTGCGGCCTGCGGTCTTGATCCTGACGATGACGGTGCCGGGGCGCCCGCTCTTGATGGGGCTGCGGTTTTTGAGTCCGTGGTCGTAGTCGGCGGCGGCGATGGCCAGCAACAGGCACAGGGTTCGGCTGGCCAGTACGCCGAGCTGAAACGCCCGGCTGATCATGTGGGTCTGGGTCTTGGCGCCCAGCTTGGCGCGGATCCCCTTCTCGGCCATGTGCAGGCTGGCCTGGTCGAGGCCGCTCGCCTGCTGGATGTAACAGCTGGTTTCCCCCTCGCCATGCAACAGCAGGATGGCGAGTTCCGATTCGGTCAGGCCACATCCCGGTGTGGCGATGATCTCATTGCCGATGATCATATTGCTTGTCCTTGAGCAGGGCCTGGTGTGTCCGCAGGTGGTGACCAATGTCCATTTTGATTTCGTGCAGTTCGCCATTGCTGACGGCCAGGGTGTTGAGGGTGCGCTGGGTGGCCAGCACACAGGCATCGATCATGCGTTCCAGCTGCCGTGCGGCTTGCCCTTCAATCCCCTCGGCAATGGTGCTGGCTGCCAGCAGGGTCTGGTGCAGCAGCACGGTGTCGCTTTCGTGCTGTCGTGAGGCGGTGGTCAATGCCTCGAAAATTACCATGATATTGTTATCTTTGTTTTGCATATTAGAGTCCGAAATTGTCACAAAAACAGATATCTGAAGGCGCGAAAAAACACACGGCTTATCGTGCGTTTCTTTTATTTGGTAATTCTAAAGAGGTATTTTCCCTTCACGTTGAGCAGGGCAAGCGCCTGGTCATCGAGACTCTCCAGGGTGCCGCTGGCGTCCTTTATATGCCATCCGCCCACGGCGCTCGGGACAACCCAGCGCGCCAGTGTCTCGCCGTTCGGATACTCGATGGCGTAGATCCCGCCCTGTGAGACGGTGTCCGCCTTTTCAAACACCGCGATGTCGCCACTGCCCAGGTTGGGCGCCATGGATTCATCGCTGATGCCCAGCTGGAGCACGTCATCGCTGTTCTTTATATGCGGCGCGATCTTGCTCAGCAGCCAGACCGGCGCCTCCTGGCGCGGCTCTGCCGGGGTCAGCCCCAGTAAATAGCTGGCGTCTACGCCGAATCGCGGCGCGAACACTTTGTTGATGGCAATCAGCCACCATGCCAGCACCTGCTGACGCTGCCCGTTCTCATATGACAGATAGGTCGATTGCCCAATGCCGAGATCCTTGCTGGCCTGCAGGGCGCTGGCATACCTGCCTTTGCGCGCCTGTGCCAGAGCATGGCCCAGGATGGCTTTTTGTTCTTCGACCATTTCCTCGGTGATGTCACCGATCGTGCGGAGGCTTTGAGGTGTGTTCATGTTTCGTTTGGCCCTTTTGATCTAGAAAAAAAGATAGCACAAAACGTGATATTTAACAGTGGTGATGATGTATTTATGTGCTGTTGGTGTTACAGTTATCTGGTTAGCAGATACTGTCAGGATTGCATATGTGCGTATCAGATTTCTTTGCCGCCGAGATGCCGACCGCCACTCAGCAAGAGCGCGCTCAGGCCGTGGCCGACAAGGTCGGCGTCAAGGCTGGCACGGTGCAGAAGTATTTTCAGCTCGACCGCTACCCGACCCCCAAGACCCTGGATGTGTTTTGCCGCGCCTGGCCTGCGCTCGATGTGCATGCGTGGCGTAAGCAGTATTTGAAGGCCCGCCAGAAAAAGGGGGTGTCATGATTGTCGCGCTCGTTGGTGCCGTGCCTGATGAGGTCGAGGCGGTGATCGGTGTGGTGATGGATGAGCGCGCCAAGGTGCAGCGCTTCTCTGTCTCTCATCGTCCGCTGAATGCCCGTGCCTTTGCCCTGCGTTCCGCCCTGGAGCGCGATCGCTTCAATGCCGACTGGCTCACCATCGTTCCGGTGTCGCACCCCGAAGAGGTGGCCACTATCCGGGCCATCGGCGGCCGTGTCGCCCATCTCTATTCGATGTGCGCGCACCCCTCCATTTTGATCGACCCGGTTGATCTGATGGTTGCCGTTCCGGGTGGTCGCCGTGGCGCCCATGTGGTGCAGGCAGCCGATCTCTATTCCCAGCTGCGCTCCATCACCCTGGCGTCACGGGAGCGGCCAGCCAAAAAGCGGGCCTGAGTGCCATGACGTACAACATCGCCGCCCAGTCACAGGAGATCCAGCAGCAGTTCGAGCTGCAAAAGAAAGCCTCGCTCTGGGTCTATTGGGTCAACACCGGCAAGCCGGGATGGACGCGGGAGCGGGTTCGGGTCGAGCTGGCGCAGATTGCGGACGATGCAGAGCGCGAGGGTCTACGCGGCTGGCTTCGCCATTACGACAACATCGCCAATGGCGGCCAAGCCAGCCAGCAAACCCACAAACAAGAAGGGATTTCGTCATGCAGCTAGATGATGCCCTGGAGCGTTGGGCGCGATGGTGTCATCAGGGGCAAATCGTGCCAACCCAGACCAGCAGCCAGACCGCCTTGCTGATGGAGATCCTGGCAACAGGTATCACAGGGCCAGGCAATAACGGAGGCGGCAAGGGGCCGATTCTTGATGGTATCGAGCCGCGCATCGAGGCGGCGCTGATGGCCATGGCTGCCTCGGGTGACGTTGGTCATCGCCGCGCCCTGGTGCTGCGCACCGAGTACCTGGTGCCGGTGCTGGAAAGCAGCCGTGCTCAGGAGGTCAGGGCGATCCGCCTCGGCTTGCCGCTGACCAAGTACCGAAAAGATTTGATGAATGCCCGTAGGGCGCTCGCCTCGGCCTTGGAGGGGCCGATCGGGCGCAGAACATCAACTAACCGCCAATCGTGAGAGGATTGACATGACCACTACATTTCGCCCCAGAACCTACAACAAAGACCTCGCCGCCCGCGCTGCGCTCAAACGCCGCCAGGAGAAGCGAGATCTGATAGAGCAGCGCGCCATGCTCCGGTCGCTTGGGCTGAGCCCCAAGGAGGTGCTATGAGCTCCCTTGAGGATCTTGCCAAGCGAAAGAAGCCAGGCAAGCAGCCAACCGAGGCGCAATTGCAGGCCAAGCGAGACAAGGCGGCCGAGCGCAAGCGCAACCAGCGGGCGCGTGAGAAGGCCCGCGAGCATGCCTTTGTGCCGGGCCAGCCCTGCTCCATCACCATCAAGCTCACGGCGGACGAGTCCGCCTATCTCGGCAAGGCGATGAAGCTGCGCGCCCTCTGGTCAACCAGCAATTACGACATGCAGGAGTACCTCAGCACCCTGATCTTGCTGGACGGGCAGAAGCTCGACAAGCAAATAGCCGAGATCCCGCCCTGCAAAAACTGCGGCGCCGTCTTCCCCGATAACTGCAACCGGGCTTTTTATGGAGAGTCAGATTGCAACCTGAGTTCACTGGCAAAAGGACTGAAATTACTATGAGACTGAGCCATAAAAAGAAGCTGGCCCATAAGCGGTCGGGGGCGGCCAAGGGGTGGGCGTTTGTGTTGCTGGCCCGTAAATGGCGGCGTGATGGGGTCACCATCGCCATCAAGAGCCCTCATGTTCTCGATGGGGTCACTATCACCATCAAGAAGCCTTGCTCTGTTGTGGGGGAGGTTGCATCAAACCACGATGAGGCAAGTCCCGCCGCGAGTGATGACTACATAGCGATGGGGTTCACCACTTCGGAACCCTGCGTGATCGTTGGCGAGGTCGCATCAAGCCCCGCATCAGCAGCGCCAGCTTCGGTTGATGATGCCAATGCTCCTTGTATTGATGCTGATGTGGCTGCCGCCATGCAGGAGGTTGCGCGTTCGGCAGCGCACACTGGCGGCCTGATGACCAAGCTGGTTGGCGCGGTGTCATCCACCTTCCGCCGTCTGCGCGAGGCTGGCGCAGCCCAGGCCGATATCATCCGGGGGCGTATCGGGTGATCCTGACCGCCTCCATCACAGATGCCGCCATCCGGCGGCACTCTGCCAATCCCGAGATCCACGAGCTGCGCGACCCGCGCCACCCCATCCGGTTTCGTTGGGCCAAGTGCCGCCAGCGCGGCTCCGTGCATCTGGTGCTGCATATCAGGGGCGAGGCCCGCTGGCGCAAAATCGCCCCATGGCCGTCCGTGCCTGCCGCGACCGTGGTCGCAGACCTGCCCCGCATGATCTCATCGCTGATCGCCGACCCCGCCGCCGCCGTGGCCATGAGCGAGCTGGTCACCTTTGCCGACCTGCTGCGCTGGCATGGTGATCGGGTGGCAAAATCCCGCACTTTGTCAAAGTCCCGCCGCGCCGCCGTGGCATCCCAGATCAAGCGCCAGCTGTTGCCGCTGTTCGGCGAGTTGTCCCTGCACTCATCGAGAGACGATCTCGATCGGGTGGTGCAGCAGTATCAGCAGCACTACGTGATCGATACCGTTCGCGCCGGATGGGGGGTGTTAAAGCAGGCCGCCAAGCAGGCGCGCAAGGTGGCGCTGTTGCATCACGACCCGCTGGCCGGTCTGGCATTCGGTGATCTGGTTACCCACAAGCCGGTGCAGCGCCCGGGCCGCCTGCGCCCATCACAGGCCCAGTCGGTGCTGGCCGAGCTGTCCGGCCCGCTCACTGCTTCCACCATGCTCTGCCTGCTGGCCTTGCTGCATGGCACCCGCATCGGCGAGACCAGGCTGGCCGAGTGGCGCGAGTTCGATCTGGTGCCGGGTGGCTGCTGGTACCTGCCGCCCGCTCACACCAAGTCCCGCCGCGAGCATGTGCTGCCGCTAACGCCAATGGCCCTGGAGCTGCTGCTGCGCTATCGCGCCAGCCAGCAGGCCGCCGGATATCGCGGGGTCTACCTGTTCCCCGCTGACACTCGCCCCGGCCCCATCGGTGCCCGCGATGCGACCCGCGCCGTGGCGGCCGTCTCGGGTGGCCGCTGGTGTGCCCATGACCTGCGCAAGCTGGCCCGCACCCGCTTTACCGACCAGGGCACCGACCATCTGGTCGGCGAGGTGTTGATCAATCACGCCATGGGCAAGCTGGCGGGCATCTATATCAACTCATCCATGCGCGACCAGATGCGTGAGGCACTGTCGCTCTATCACGACTGGCTGGCCGAGCAGGGCAAACAGTAAATATTTATATAGATAATGTATGCTTTTCATATAAAAGTTATATATTATGATTGTGGTTAGGTATGTCACCTAATCAGTGCCCCGGTCATGCGGGGTCAGGTAATAACGAGAGAGTACGCAAATGAACACGACTAATCGCACCGTCGGAACCATTGAAGAAGCCCTGATGCTGGCCCAGCCCAGTGAGCTGCTGGCCGCCTTTGTCCCGAGTTTTAACGACCTCACCGGCCAGCTGGATGAGGTATCCCAGGAGCGTGACGAGCTGTCTATTCAGACCGCCGCCCAGCAGACCCAGATCCTCGACCTGCAGGCCCGTATCGCCGACCTTGAGAAGGAGAACGCCGGTTGCCGCGAGGTGGCCCGTAAGGCTGAAAAAATAGGCAATGACTCTATCGCCCTGCAGACAGAGAAAGCCCGCCTGCAGGAGCAGCTTGCCCAGTTGCAGAAGGTGATCGCCTCCTATGGTGGCGTGAACGGCATCGACAAGCTCAAGGAGCAAAACAAGCGGCTTAAGAGTGGCAGTGCCGATAAGGATGCGCGCATCGGCCAGCTGGAGCGTGAAAACGGGCAGTACCGCCACGACCTCACGGCCACTCAGCGCCAGACGATCGAGGCTCACACCAAGATAGACGAGCTGCAGCGCCAGCTTGCCCACGACACCGGCAGCGGCCTTTATCACAACGGTGAGCATCACCTGATCATCTGGCCGCAAAAAACCAAGCTGCAGCGCGAAGATGGCAGCACCTTCGAGGGTCGCTCGCTGCTCTATATGCACCAGTCCGGCCGTGCCGCGCTGTTCTACTACAACGAGCAGGATGGCACCGTGCTGGCCCAGTCACCAAAAGGCGGACTGAAACCGAGTGCGGCCACCCAGGAGTTCGCCCATAACTGGCTGTTCAAGGTCAACAGCCTGCAGGATGGCGTTGTGCACGAGTCCGATATGGTGCCGGTGGATTTCAACGGCTATTCAAGCCAGCCAGCGGCGTGATGGGGGTGTGAGATGAGTTCAACAACTGGCGACAAAATCGAGCGTGACAACTACCCGACTCCGGTCGATGTGATCAACGCCATGCTGGCCAAGATGGGCTGGCGCCCCGGTGATACCTTCCTTGAACCGTGCCGGGGTGATGAGAGCCGTATTTATGACCGGGTGCCGTTACCTGAATCACAAAAGGACTGGGCTGAGATCTCGATGGGCCGCGATTACCTGGCCCACGACTTCGGCCGTAAGTTCGATGTGATCATCACCAACCCACCGTTCAGCCTGACCGAGGAGTTTCTGGAAAAGAGCCTGGCCGAGCTGAAACCAGATGGCACCTTGATTTACCTGCAGCGGGTCAACTTCCTTGGCTCCATCAAGCGGGTTCCGTTCTTTGCCCGGATTGGCTTTCCGAACAAGACGCCGGTCATCATCCCGCGCCCACGCTTTGCCAAGGGCGGCACCGACTCTTGCGAATACGCCTGGATGGTCTGGGATCGCGGCGGCCGCTTCAATGTGCCGAACGGCATCAGCCACCTGCTCACCCGCGCCGGTTGATAGAGGAAATCACGATGCACACACAAAAGGCATTCTCTCGGCAGCTTAATCGCTGCCCATTATGCGGCGAGCGCCCGCAACTCCAATGGTGTGATAGCTACAGGGTTATCTCGAAGTGTGGACTGGAGTTCAAACCCCGTCCCTTATTCGACACGGAAGGCCATGCCACCGTTGACATGTGGAACGACATGACGGCAGGCGTGACCAGACCACAACGCCTTGATGATCCAGAAAGGTAAGGGGAACCACGATGCCGACCATGACTGTATCCACAACAACCTTTTCCTGCTCAAGCTGCGGTGATGAAGATTGCTCCCTGGTGAAGGACAAGGAATGGGGCTGGGTCTGCGATGACTGCAAGCAGAGTCTGGACAAGGTAGACCGCGAGACTGATTGGGATAGCTGGGAACAAGACCGCCGCGAGCGGATAGCTGAACAGAATGAGTATTAAGGGGGACCACGACATGACACAGCAAACCAAGATTACCGCCGTTCCAGTCGAGCGTGACGAGTTCGGATTCTGGACCCACCCCGCCATAGCCCCTTGTGATGATGAGCGAACAGATGAGCAGTTCAGGGCGTACCTGGCCACGCTGGGCATCACCGAGCTCGATTGGTCGATGATGTATGACGAAGGCCCTCTCGAAGTGGTCGAGGCGTACATGGAGGCCAATGAGGGGGATTGCACCGCCTGGCGCCCCGAGCCGCCTTTGGGGCAGGGGTGGATCACCCTGTCTATCCATGACACCGAAGAGGGGCCGGTGTGCCTATGGGGGAGGTAGTCACGATGGCCGCCGATAAGGTCATCCAGGTGGTGGAGCGGTTCGCCCGTAACTGCCAGCACAACAAGTTTATCCTTGATGAGCAGCTTGGGTATGTGAAGTGCGGTATCTGTGGTGAGCAGCTGAATCCGATGTGGGTGATCCAGCGTTTCTCCGACAGTGAGCACCGCCTGTTTCGCCACCTTGAGCAGCTGCGCAACCTGGTTGAGGTCACCAAGAACAAAACCCGCTGCAAGTGCGAGCACTGCGGCAAGGTGACCCGTATTGCCACCGAGCGCGAGGTCAACAAGGCGTTCGTCTAACTTTCCGTGAACACCATGGCGGCCCTGCTGGTATGATCACCAGGAGGCCCGCCCTTCACTCTCTCGATACCCTGCCGGATTCCGGCACTAAACAGAGAGAGCCCCATGCACTACCATCCAAAACCCGCCGCCAGTCATGCCGCCTCCCTTCGCCCTGGACAGCTTCGCCATGTGATCCGTGTTGCCTCGATAACAGGCCGCCAGCACATCCGTGACGTGATGTTGCTATGGCTCACCCATTCAACCGGTGTGCGCGTCACCGAGTTGGCCAGCATCGAGATCCGCGACCTACTGCACCCATCCGGCCAGATGCGCGAGGAGGTATATCTGCGGGCCGCTATCACGAAGCACAGCCGCCCCCGTACCATCTATCTGACCCATCCCAAGACCATCACAGCCATTGAGGCGTGGCTCGCTTACCGCCGCGAACGTGGCTGGGGTATGTCATCAGATCCCGAGTACCGAGGCTTTCGCCCTGATGAGCGCCTTGTGCTGACCCATAAGGGCCGCGCCTTCGAGCTGGCCCGCAAGGTTCGCCAGCTACAGGGCGGGCCGGTCGAGTACCGGTGCTGTGATGCGCTCCAGCAGCTGATGAGCAGGCTTTACCGGCAGGCTGGTATCAAGGGCGGATCCAGCCACTCAGGCCGCCGCACGTTGGCGGCCAAGGTGCTGGCCAATACTGGCAAAATTGAGTTGGTGCAGATGTTGCTCGGTCATGCCGAGCCTGATCACGTCTGGCCATACCTGGACGTGAGGAAGGAGGAGATCAGGAGGGCGTTTGCTCTGGCTCTGTAAGGCCGAAGAACTCAGCCATCTGTCGCTGCTGCAGGGGTGGCATTTTTGAGACGCACAGGCCCAAGAAGTCGGCCCCAGGGTTGCCACGGTTCAAGCGGTTGCGGAGAGTCTGCACCTCAGAGCCGATAGGCTCACGCTCATAGAGCAGCACAAACAACCCACCTACTTGGAGGCCCATTTCATCCATGGCGGCCTTGATGGCCGCTCTTGCCTGCTCTGCAAAGCCGGTTTCTTCGTTGTTCTTTATTGGCACGGTTCGTTCTGTCGTTGGTGTCATATGGTCGTCATCCTACACAAATCATAAATGATTTTCCTCCTTCAAAGAATAACTCAAAGATGAGTTGCAAATCAAAGTTGATTTGGTAATATCAACTCATAAATGATTTATCTTGATTGGTGGAGGTTATCCGGTATGGGAGCATATTGCCGAGCAGCTATCCGTGACGCTGCCGCAGAACGTCAGGTTCGCCTTAACGAGCAGCGAGCCAAAATCGCTGGGATTGAGTCAACGATAGATGAACTTGTGCAGTTGCAAATTGACATGGTTGAGGATGGAATGACCCATGCTGCCGCAGCCATTGGTAGTGACCTGGTGGCATTCCGCGCCGAGTTGCAGTCTGAGCAAAACGCCTTGCGGGCGATGTAATAGGAAAAACGGGATGAGAATTGAACGGGTAATGGTTGTAATGGATAGGGATGAACTACCACCCCACTCGGATGAAGATTTTGATGGCTGGATAAAAGCCCAAATCGAGGGGTGGGGGATCGACAGTGAAAACCCTCTCTGCGACAGAGAGTTGTCAGAAATTTCTCATATCTCAGATAAATCCCCGCGTGGCCGCGGCTTGATAACTTTGAGCGGAAAAGATCTGGTGGAACTGCTGGATTTCATCAGCCATGACCGAGGTAGCGACAAAGAGCAGCTGGATACCGAGGTAACCGTTATGAGCATGACCAATACGTTTGCCTCTGGCGAGGGGGATATCAGGCCGCCTGGCGTGTACGCCTACCTGACAGAGTACCCAGACGAGCGGCTTTATGGCCCACTCGGTTCAGCCGAATAGTTAGAGGAAAAACGGATGGCTTTTGCAACGAAGAAGGATGCCCAGCAGTGGGCCGCTGACTACCTTACAGCCGCCGAGAACCCCGGCGAGTACACCGACCCTATCCACGGCGGGCAGGTTGACATCATCAAGCGCGGCAAGGTCTGGACCTTCCCTGGTGGGGATGACTGGATCGATGAAGTGGAAGCCCTGGCCCCTGCGGCCTAAGTCAGAGGAAAAAAATCATGTGCAACTGTCAGACGATGGCCCGCGACCTGTCCGAAACGCAAGATGGCCGCTTCCCTCCAAGTCTCCACGCCCCACGCTGCGAGGACTTCAAACAGATCGAGTTCGCCCGCATAACGTGCGACATGGGGTGCTTCATCGTCCCTGCAGATGAGCAGGGCGGTGTATGTGAGAACCTTGATGAGCCATATCAGGTTGAAACCGTGATGCTCACTCAAGACCAGTTCGATAAATTGCCGGAATATGAGGGTTGATGTGACATGGAACGGGTAACGATTGAGATAGACAGGGACGACCTGCCGACCCATACGGATGATGAGTTTGAAGAGTGGGTGCGGTTTTGTGTCGGCTATCAGGCCGATATTGATAGTACCAATCCGCTCTCGGATATGGACATGACCGCCCAGGCTGTAATGGTCGGCTGATTGATAGAGGAAAAGGATATGCGTACTTACAAGATTGAGTCAGCACATAGCAGTCAACCCAGTGGTCTTGTTGGATGGTCTGTCACGCTGTTTAAGGATGGCGAGCCCGTCAAGAAAGAGGCGTTCTTCAACGATCCTGATGAAGAGGGTGATGAGGCTTTTGAGGAGTGCGTCTGCGTTGGTGAGACGTGGTGGGATGACGGCGATGAGCGTCAGGCTCCGCAGGAGGTTGTAGGTGGCCGCTGGCCATGGATTTTTAGAGTCGGAAATCTGTATTCTGCCGAGCTTCTTTCACACGTTGCGCCTCATGAAAACGGGGTCATACAACCGCAGCCGTGGGAAGTGCTGGAGCCCGTTCTGCAAGCCTGGACGACAGAGGAAAATAGAGGCTGGATTGCATTTAATCGTGAGTCAGCCGACCTAAAATACGCTCGATTCTCGACATTGCCGAAGTGGCCCGCCCAGCGTTGTTAAGCCCGCATCAGCGGGCTTTTTGATACCCGACTATCATCACAGCATGGCCAATGATGGAGTATTGCCATGTGCCCGATCCAGGCGTCTGATCTCGGTCTGCCCCCAGATCACCCCCTCACGTTGACGAATGCCGAGTTGGCGGCCCGCCTGCTTGATCTGCTGCCTGCTCTCCCTCCCCTTTACACTCCCCTGGTGCAGGAGGCGGCCCAGCGTCTGCTTGATCTGGGTGATTAGCGTGGTCGATCACCTTTGCCCGGTCGAGGGTGATATCCAGCTCCCTGCTGCGCAGCGCCCGCGCCACGGCGTTGTAACGATTGGCCGCCCCTAGCTTGCGCCCCGCCGAGTTGAGGTGATGGGTAACGGTGCGCTCAGGGATGCCCATGATGATGCTGATCTCGGCGCTGGTTTTGCCCTCGCTGACCCAGAACAGGCAATCGGACTCCACGATGGTTAGTGGTCGTGAGCTGGTCGGCCTGCATGCCCGCAATACCGCATCGAGCACATAGGGAACAACCAGTGCCAGGGTCGGGGCCGCTTCGATATAAAGCCCAGGCCGGAACTGCTCGGTGATAAAGCTCATCACCCCCGACTCGCCCTTTGGGCCGTGCAGGGGATACGAGACCCCACAGCGCAACCCGCATTTGGCCGCTTCAACCATCACATCCATCTGCTCATCGTTGCCGCGCAGCTCTTCCCATCTGATTGGCCTGGTCTGTGAGCGCGCCGCCGCGATAACCGGATCTCTGGCAATCATGCCGTGGCGGTTGTAGTGCTCGATCCACTCGTTCGGGCATGAGTTGAGAATGCGAATAATGGGCCGCTGGTTGCTGACCGGGATGATGATGGCGAGTCGGTAATAGTCAAAGCCGAGGCCGTTGATCAGCTGCTCGATGGCGGCGGTCAACTCATCGGGATCGGTGATGCAGTCGAGTTCGGTCAGGCGCTCAAGCAGGCCATTTTTCATGATGTGCCCCCAGCAGGCAAAAAACGAGGCGCGTCACCTAGACAGTGCCAAGATCCATTGTTTCTTGACACTCCATGTCAGGCCAACGCTGGCGCAGGATAGAGACATTTTCATGCCTTCACCAGACAAGAGCAGGCAAACCCCATTTTAAGCGTGACAATTCGCTTTTTCGTTCAAGGTGTCACAGTGATATGTGTCACAGTTATCACACGGCAAGATAAATTATCTGATTTTGTGTTGATTGAACCGGAATGCCGGTGTACCTTTCTGGCTATGGTGGTCAAGGTTGCAAGCGCTGCCATCGTTCTCCAGATTTCATCCCATGCTTTTGGGCTCATCCTCACCGATGAGCCCTTTTTTTATGGTGCCTTATGCTCGAATTACTCCGCCGTCACACAGGCCAGTGCATCGCCTACGGCGGTGGATTCATCCTAAGCATCTGGTCTGGCCTTGTTCAGGCCGCCGAGAAAGTCCTTTCTGTTCAACTCCCAGAGCCGAACGCCATCAATGCCTTTGTAGGTGTTGGCGGCTTGGTGGCCATCTTTGGTCGCCTGTTCTTCGACATCTACGTCTATTTCGATAAGCGCCGTCGGCGCAAAGAGGAGGAATGATGGCCAAGCTGTTTCATCAGCTGCGCGGCCTGCGCAATAACAACCCCGGCAATATCGACTATCACCCTTCCAATCAGTGGCAAGGGTTGGACAAGGACAAGCCGTCTGATGGCCGATTCTGCCGGTTCGTCAGCCCAGAGTACGGCATTCGGGCGATGGCTCGCCTGATCCTGAACTACACCAAGCGGGATGGTCTGCCTGGTGTCGGCGGTCACGGCATTGACACGGTAGAGGAAATCATCAATCGCTGGGCGCCGCCCACTGAGAACGTGACCTCTGCTTATGTCGAGCAGGTGGCCAAGGCGTTGGGCGTCAAGCCTGACACTCCCATCAACATCGCCGACAGGGCGGTGATGCTCTTGCTTGTCGAGTCCATCATCAAGCACGAGAACGGCATTCAGCCGTATAGTGCCGAGCTGCTCCTGACCGGCATTGATATGGCGTGAGGTAAGCATGGGTGAATTGAATATTGCTGAGCTGCTGCACCAGGTGTTTGGCCCCGGTGCGTTGCAGTGGATTGCTGTTGTTGGTGTCTGTTTAGTGGTGTGGTCGCAACTGCGTGCCGCCATCCCGCAGGCGTTCTGGGAGAAGCTGCCCCGTCCGGTGCTCGCCGTGCTGGATGTGCTCGCGGCGAACTGGGGGAGTGCGAAGAATGGATCCGGTACTGACCAGCGCAGTGACCCGGCTCGCCCTGCTGGTAGCCGAGCAAATCCAAAGCTCCCGTGAGGCGGCCTATTATGCCGAGCGAGACACCAAGCGGGAGCAGGCAACAGCGGCTCCCGCTGCTGCTTTTGCTGGCATGTTCGGCCCTGCTGCCGGGGTGTACGTATCCGGCGCCAGCGCCGAAGGCCAGCTGCTACACCACGCCACCGAGGCTGGTGTGGATGGTCAGCCCTGATGGGTGGGTGCATCTGCCACCTGATGCTCAGGCCGAGCTGACCAACTGGATTACCGATGTGCGTGAGTGCATCAAGCAATGAGTACCGAGGCGCCGACACCGGCGACAAATCAGCATCAGACATAGTTGACCCGTTGGGCTCGACCTGCTGCCGGTGCCTCACCTAACACAAAGTCATGGGCTTCTTAACCTCAACGGACAGCGAGGGAGGGGAACCAACCTGGTGAAGTCCATGCCTTTGTGAAAGGAGTCATGCCATGTTAACCGGCGCCATTCTGTTGCTTTCGCTTTGCCTGAACGTTTATGCGCTGCTCAAGCTGCGAAGAGCCACGCGAACACTGGATGCGAGCCATGCTGCGTTGAAGGCTGCTATCCGCAGGCTTGGCCCAGAGGTTCATGTAGGCGTGGTGCAGCGCTTTGACGTTGCCCCCGCCTCGTTGCTTGATACCGGCAACATTCGCAGACATTGATTTACCTTGCCGCCCAATGCTAGCGCCCTGCAGCAATGCCCATAGCAGCAGCGGGCGGACATTATTGTGGAGTGACCATGCCGCCAAGACGGATGAAGCCATGCCGCCATCCTGGCGGTTGCAGTGCCCTGACCAATGACAAGTCCGGCCTGTGCGAGGCTCACCGAGTTTCTGGGTGGGAGCGATATCAGGCTGGGTTGTCCAGGCATCAGCGCGGGTATGGGTCGGCATGGGATAAGCTGCGGGAAACTATCTTGCAGCGTGATGGATACCTTTGCCTGACCTGCTTGGGCGAGGGGACATACACACCCGCGAACATTGTTGACCATGTGGTGCCAAAGGCGCACGGCGGCACGGATGACCCGAGCAACTTGGCGTCCATTTGTAGCGCTCACCATAAGGTTAAGACGGCGAACGAGCGGCTTAACCGGCGGTGAACTGGCGTGAAACTGAACGCCAACCCAGAAAACCGACCTCCCCTGCCACCCTTTCGGTTAGATCCTCAAGAGATCCAAAAATGCCACCGAGATCCAGTCGCGGCGCGGGTCAGGCGGGGCGGGGGTGGTCAAATCCCTACCGCATCAGGCCCCTTAGTACCGCCGCCCAAGAACATTTACGCGAGCGAGAAATAAGGAAAATTTCCTGAAATTGGGATCCTTTTGGTGTGACTGGCGTGACATTCGTCATCGCTGTCACGGTTTAATGATTGGAGTGTTGAACATGGCAAGAGCCGCCGGGGGTGGCCGCAAGGGAGGCGGTGACCTCCCCGCCGCGCCATCCAATCAAGTTATCAAGCGGGCGCCTCCCGTCCCGCCAGAGTTGCACTATGACGAGGCTCGCCTGCTGTGGCGCAGCACGGTCAAAACCTTGATCGGTCGTCAGCAGCTTACCGAAGATCATCTGCCGCTGGTGCTGGCGTACTGCAACTCGTTCGGTCTGTATCTCACGGCCGAGAAGATGGTGCTGGATGACGGCATCACAGCCGCCACCTCTGAGGGCATCAAGAAACATCCCGCCGTTGCTGTCCGCCAAGATGCGATCTCTTCGATGGTCAGGATCGGATCGCTGCTTGGTCTTGACCCAACCAGCTATCGCCGCCTGATGGGTGGCGGTGGCGGGTCTGGCGATGATGGCGGAAATGAGTTCAAGGATTTCTGATGGCCAAGAACCCGAACGTCAACGCCGCGAACAAGTACGCCCGCGACGTGGTGTCGGGTCGGGTCATCGCCTGCAAGTATGTTCAGCAGGCATGTCAGCGCCACCTGGACGATCTGGATAAGTCCAAAGAGAAGGACTACCCCTACCGGTTCGATGCCGCCAAGGCAGAACGGGCCTGCAAGTTCCTGCAACTGCTGCCGCACACCAAGGGAAAATGGCGGCGCCTGCCGCTGGACAAGCGCCGGATAACGCTGGAGCCCTGGCAGCTGTTCTTTCATGTGTGTGTGTACGGCTGGATCCGCAAGAAGGACGGGCTGCGCCGGTTCCGGCGTGCGGCCCTGTTCGTGCCGCGCAAGAATGGCAAATCCATCGTGGCGGCGGGCAATGGCATCTACATGTTTGCGGCGGACGATGAGCCAGGCGCGGAGGTGTACTGCGGGGCCACCACAGAAAAACAGGCGTGGGAGGTATTCAAACCCGCGATGCAGATCGCGGCCCAGCTGCCCAACCTGCGCCGCACGTTTGGCATTCAGGTCTGCGCCAAGAAGATGCTGCGTCAGGATGGCTCGGTGTTTGAGCCGGTGATCGGTAATCCCGGCGATGGCTCAAGCCCACACCTGGCGATTGTCGATGAGTACCACGAACACGACAGCCCTGAACTGTATGACACCATGGAGACCGGCCAGGGGGCGCGAGAGCAGCCCATGATGCTGGTGATCAGCACGGCAGGGGTTAACCCGGCTGGCCCATGCAAACAGTTCTGGGATGAGTGCGTCA